TTATTCGCGCTATTATTTTGAGTCGCACAGCATTGATGGGAAACACGATTCAATTGCCATGTCACGCGCATGGTCACGCATGGAGACGTTGCCAGCAGCTCACCCGTTGCATCACTTGTCAGCATTTGTCAAGACCGCTCAAAAAGGCTACACGCCTAGCGATTGGCTAGCCCATGCAATTGAGACTTACGATCTAAAGCACGTTGCCACATTTGAGGATGCTGGGAGGCATATTGCAAAATTTCCAAACAATGCCGAAAGCTATTGCCTAGCGTTTGCACTCAACCGCAAAGAGTTGTTGCATTTACACAGAATCGCCGTCCAGAGCATTTACATGACCAGCGGCAATGCAAGTGCCATGATCGACGCAAAACTGCCACAGAATCAAAAGCGTGAGCTTGCAAGCAGACTTAACGGTTAAAAGATATGAGTGAAAGAGAAAACAAACTATCAGGGGCATGGCTGGGTGAAATCACACTGGCTGGAAAGCCATTGCATCAGCTATCATTCGGCAGGATCCAAAAGTTAAAAATGATCGGAAACGATTGTTTCAATGAATCGGAAAAGCCAGACGAATTAAGCGCAATCACCGAGGTGGTTTTTTCCATGTCATTGGGTAAGGATGATTTCAAGGAATACGCACGCAAGGACAAAAACGAGCGTGATTTGATCTTGTCAGACTTTGCAATTGATAATGAGGATGAACTCGAAAGCGTTATCGCTCAAGTCATGGAAGCTGTCTCACGCATCGGAATCGCTCGCATGGAAAGCGGGGCATCGGGAAAGGAGATTCGCCATGCTTAGACGCGCAGCTAGAATACTTTGCGTTGCGGCATGGCATCCAAATGGACATAATTTTATGGGAAATGGATTGCGCACGAGTGCTGCAATTACTTTATTGCGAGAGCATTAAAAACGGTCACACGTTGCGCTACTCAATAACGGTCGAAGATAAGAAAACTAATGACAAACTAGAACAACTCGAAAGGAACTTAGAGCAATGGCTATCGGCACAACAGTAAAAGTAGGATTTGACGGGGAGGAAGTAAAACGCGGTTTTGCTGGTCTTAAAAATGGATTTTCCGCAATTGGCAGAACCATGGGAAAGGGCGCGGCATTAGTTGGCGGCATGATGGCAGCGCAAACGCTTGAAGGCATCATTATCAAAGCCGCAACTGGCACGAATGAACTTGCCGACTTTGCAGGGGCTGCAATGCTAAAATCAATAACGCCGCGCAAAACCTCATGCTCTTTGCTGCCAGTGATTGTTAGCTTAATTGCTGGTGGTTCGATCACGCTTTGATCCCCATCGATGAAAACATTTAAATCTGCAAGATCCCCGATTGCGTTATCGGCGATGTAATTTTTGAGTGATTTAAGAATCAGTGTCGAGGTCATGCTGCTTTTTGCTTCTTGAATTTAGCTGTTGCCGCTTTGTCATACCATTTGAGAATGTTTAGCAATGCGCGTTTGACTACCTGAGTTTTGCGCGATTGTGGTAAAATTTCAGGGCTAGCACTATGCTTTACGTTGTTGTGCAATTCTGCTTTTGGCGAAAAAACACTGCGCTTTGTTGTTGCGTTTCCAAGGTTTGCAAACTTTTGAGCGTGTGGCAGAAAGTTTTTGCCAATGTTGACCTTTTGCGTTCCGCTTTGTTTGCTTGATAGCTGATTGCCAGATCCAAACCATGCGCCTTTTGCCATACCTGCATTATCACGCTTTGGCTTTAATGCCTCTTGCAAGATTGCTGGCGTTACAGTCTTTCTTTGCTCAATAGGGAGCTTTACAGTTCTACGCCGTCCACGGGATCGATGTTGCTCAATCCATTCATAGCACGCTTGCGGAGTTTTTAGAGATGGTCTAGACTCAACCATGCGGCACACGTTCATTGCGTCGAGATAGATTGCCTTGTTTTGAATGTCCTTTGTTTTTTTGCCCTTGCCGAACGCTTGTGTTGCGCCTGCAAGCTCGCGTGAAATCTGAACGCCCCACCGATACAAGGCTTGCTCTGATGACTCGCCAAACGACTTACTAGCCACAGCAAGACTGCGCTCTAGTTGTCGATTGTCGGTTTTCATAGTTAGCTTCATGATCTGGTGATTGATTCCAATTTGAGAGTAATAAAAGAACGTCCTGAAACAATGTCAGTAAGTCGAAAATTACGACTGCGAGATGCTACTGATGCGCCTACGTAGCTTTTGATTGATGCCGTGTAAGCCGTTGTAAACTCAGTGCTTTCAACGACTGCTTGAAAACTAGCAATCGGTGAAAATCCTGTGTCTTCGTAGCTTTGTGAATCTGCGATTTCATTCAAAACCGCGCTAACAGATGCACCACCGTTAATGGTGATTGATTCGCCGCCTATCGTTGTTCTTGCAGATAGGAAAGCTTTTTTTGCAAATTCTGTTAGCGCGGACATATTGAGAAAACCACCCCGCTATTTCTAGCGGGATGGAACTATGAATGATACCACAGAGATTAACCAAGCAAAGTCGCGACAAGCTCAGGTTTCCAGACCTTGGCTTGATAGTAGCAAACAAGCTCCATCAAGTTCATGCCGTAGCCTTTGTAGAGTGCAACCTCAAAAACAAGACCGCTGTTAGGGTCGAAAACCGTCATGCGATCTTCTGCGAGGTCGCCACCATCTGGCATAGCAGGAGGACGGCAAACAAGCTCGATTGCAGAGCGATGGAAAAGCATATTAGCAACATAGCTGTCTCCGATTGTGACTGCTTTGTTGTCCAAAATAGCACCACGAACACCAGTATTTTGCAAGGTTACAGTGCCGTTAGTTGCGGTTAATCCAGTTTTCACTACATACTTTGCAGCGGATGGATCATCGGCAATTGTCACGATGTCGCCTGCTTTGAATCCAGTTGTGTTAACAGTGCCGCCATCAACCACAAGGGAAGTTGCGCCTACTGCTAATGCGCCGTTCACAAGGTAGCTTGCGCCTGCGCCTTTAGTGTGACTGTTTACACCAGCGGATTGCTTGATAGCTACGCCGTCGATATCAAGAAGAACACCAGCACGAAGAGTCTCGTTAGAACCAGACTCGTTTACTTTGTAGATGTGAGCAAGCGTTTTGAAATTGGTAGCAGCTCCAGTGCTTACGACTAACGTGCGTTGATTGTCTTGTGGCGCGCCGTTATCGGTGAGGATTTGGTTAGCCTGTGGAATCAAAGCATGAGACGATGCAAATGGGGTAGTTCCTGCCGTGCCGACTGCGCGACTAGAACCAAGTTTTGCAACCTCGCCAACGTGCGATTCGATAGCATTAACAATCTGACGAATGCCTTGCGCTAGCGTGTTTTGAATAAAGTTTTGTCGTCCAACTGTGTTATCAAGTTGGCGAACGGTTTCACCTTTCAGCGGAATGTTGATGCGAGCAACTTTCGTGATCGTCATTTCCTCAACAGTAGAGGTCATGTCGTCACCTGCTGGCACGGTCATCGCTGGCGTGTGATCGGTGTTGAGTGTTGGTTGTCCTGCTACAAAACTCTTTACAGTTCCACCGAGCGAAACGCCCTCAGAACCAGAGTTGACCAGAACGGATGAAGCAAAGCCGACTGGCTCGCGGAGAACGATGTCGCGAGCCTCGTAAATAAGCTCGGTGAATCCCGTCAATGTTTGAGTATTAGCCATGTTGTATTATTGGGTAGATTGTTGTTTTTGGTTGGTGAATTATCCTTTAAGCTTGCCGCCATTAGAGAGAAACTCGTTGCGTTGAACGTGATCCATAGCATTGAATTCGGCGCGAGTTTTGTAATTTGTTCCGCTTGTTTCAATGATTTGAACTGGTGCTTCGTGTCCGTTTTGCGAAAGTATCACAATGGCTTTTTGCTCTGCACTAGCCTCGGCAGTTTGCACTTCTTCTTGGAGAGCTACGATTTGCGCTTGTGCTTGTGTCAAGCCTTCGGCGGATGCATCGCGCTCTGCGGTGAGAGTTGCAACTTGTGCTTGCAAGTCAGAAATTGATTGTGCATGAGCTGCGACTGTCTCGCGTTCAGCGGAGAGTTCAGCTTGTGCTGCGGTCAGATCCTCGGTAAGCGATGCAATTTGCGATTGCGCGGCTTCGAGGTCTGCTTTGTTTGCGAATGGGTTAAAGCTCATTTCGAGTTCGATTTTTGATTGATTTGTGTTACGTCAAGATTTTTTTTCAGATAATTTCATCTGCCAGTCCAAGGTTGATTGCACGTTGCCCAGAATACCAGCCAGCGCGGAAAACCTCTTCATTAAGATTGGGTCTGCGCTCTGAAACAAACGCTTGAAATGTTTCTCCGTGTTGATTTGCCGACTCTTGCAAAAATGCTAGTTGCTCTGCGTTTGGTTCAAGATGGAAAGTTGATTTAAGAGTTGCGCCTTCGTTGGTTATTGCTTTCGGCTCAATTCCCATACGCTGAAAATACTGCGTGAAATCATACCAGTTTATAATTGTGCCGATGTTGCCAATTTGTGCGGTTTCAGAAATCACAATGCGATTGGTTGCACTTGCCAGCATGTAAGCAGCAGAACACGCGCATGAAATGACCGTTGCGGCAGTTGGTATGTTAAGCGAGGCGATATAACGGGAAAGCTCGATAGCACCGTTTACGCTGCCGCCACCGCTATTGATTGCGAAATTGATAGCTTGCGCCCCGTTATCAAGTAGATCATCAATCTCATCTTTGATCGAATCGTAACTGGTTACTATACCTAGCTTTTCGTAAATTGCTGGAACGCCGTTTGTCAGCATTCCTTGAATTGATACCGTGCCGATTCCGTTTTCGATAGACGATGCGGGGCGTAGATTGTAAAAATCATCAATCTCAATATCATCAAGACTAGCGTTCATTGCTGCGTGTAGCTGTGAAGCATCGCAAGCATAAAAGCGTTGCATTGCTAGGTGATTATGCAGTTGGTTCTTCATTCGATTTAGATTGTTGTTGGCTCATTTCGTTTGGCGTGAGCATCACCATTTCGCGATCTTCGATTGGCACTTTGTATTTTGCCGATACTTGCGCGGCAATCACTTTCCGCATTGCCACCTCTTCGGCGCGTTCGGTGTAGTGTTCCGTGAGAGTGGTTCCTTGCGCTTCTAAGATGTCGCCAAGATTAGTTGTGCCTAGCTTAAATCCTTCACGCATCATTTGCGCCTCTCTGCCGTCATCTACTGACAAGCGAGGCGGCATAGTAAACGACCACGAAAAAGGGGCGGCGACTTGTGTGATTTTTCCGTTAGCGGCAAGCACCGAATAGGCGTATTCCAGCTTGCGCTTGGCGATGTATTTCAGCACCTTTTGACGCGCAAGAATCGCCCTGCGTGCTCGCTCAACTTCTGCCCGTTCCGCTGTGCCTTGCCCCGCTGGTTTCCATGTCATGGAGTAACTCCAGCCGATGCCAATCAAGCTCATACGAAT